GTGAAACAGTTGAACATTACTGACTTTGTTCATAAGGATCTCGTGAACTTCTCACTTGCAGACCTGAAGAGGTCCATCGCCCATATGGCTGATGGTCTCAAGCCTTCCCAACGTAAGGTGATGTACTCTTGCTTCCAAAAGAATCTCAAAGATGAGATGAAGGTTGCACAACTGGCTGCCTATGTGGCTGAAAAAAGTTCATACCACCACGGTGAAGTATCCCTCGCAGATACTATCGTGAAGTTGGCAAATGACTACATGGGTTCCAATAACATCAACCTTCTTGAGCCATGTGGTCAGTTTGGTACACGATTGATGGGTGGAAAAGATGCGTCTCAGACGAGGTACATCTTCACTAAACTTTCCAAGGAGGCTCGGAAGTTGTTTGATGCTCGTGACGATCCCATCCTCAACTACCTGGATGACGATGGGCGCCCAATTGAACCAGACTTTTACATGCCAACTCTCCCCATGGTTCTGGTAAATGGAACTGAGGGTATCGGTACAGGTTTCAGTTGCTATGTCCCACCATTCAACCCCAGTGATATCAAGGAGAACATTCAGCGACTACTGAGTGATGTTACTATGAAGGAGATGACCCCCTGGTTCCGAGGTTTCAAGGGTAAGGTTTTCAAGGAAGATGGATCTTGGATTACAGAGGGTATTTGGAGAGACACAGGTTCGCGTCTCAAAGTGACTGAACTTCCACCTGGTCGCTGGACACAGGACTACAAGGAATACCTTGACAGTCTCGTTGAAAAGAAGGTGATCACAAACTTTACAAACAACTCCACGACGGAGGATGTTGACTTTGAAATTATGGGGTACTCTGGTAAAGATCTTGTAAAGGATCTCAAGTTGAGAAAGACGTTCCACACCTCAAACATGCATCTTTTCCATCCTGTGAAGGGTATTCACAAGTATTCAAGCCCCGAAGAGATTCTCAAAGACTTTGTGGATCTCCGTCTTGACCACTATGTAAAGAGAAAGGAGCATCTCATCAAAGTGCTTCAAACGAGGACAACGATGTGTGGATACAAGTCTAAGTTTGTAATGATGGTGATTGAGGGCGATATCGTAGTGTTCAAAAGGAAAAAGGATGATCTTGAGAGACAATTGGCCCAAACTTTTCCTAAAATTGGTGGAACCTATGACTATCTTCTCAATATCAAGACTGTGCAATACACAGAAGAATGTGTACGAGAACTTCTCGAAGAGTCTAAACAGGCTAAAGAGGAACTTGAAGTGATGAAGAACACATCACACATTGACATGTGGAAAACGGATATTAAAAATATGTAAACAATAGTAAGCATGGGTGAAGCTGCAAAGATTTCCCTAAAAGCTATTGGAAAGCAGGATACATATCTACTTTCTAAAGATCCAGAAGAATCGTTCTTTAATTATAGATCTGACAAGGTTCATTCGAACTTTAGAAAATATCAGAGAAGTAAAAATGTCATAAACAATGGAACTATTGCAAACTGGCCTTTTGGACAAACTATAAAAGTTCAATTTAATCCTACAAACATGGGTGACATGTTAAGTAACATGTATCTGAGTATCACGATGCCAGGGTTGTCGGATGGAAATTACGCTGATCAATTGGGTAGACATATTCTCAAAAGTGTCACAATGTTTGTGGATGACATTGAAGTTGAAAAGATCCACGATGACTGGGGAATTATTTATGACGAGCTTTATCTGGAAATTTCTGAAAAGGTAGCTAATAGATTTTTAATTAACAGGTCACTTGGTTATGATGAAGCTACAAATAACGATTCCGTTGCTCAATATGCGTCAAATCTGGTGATACCATTGCAGTTCTTTTTTACGCGAAAATATGCCAGTGATGAGTATTCCACAAACCAACCGAATCGTCCATATTTCCCAGTTTGTAGCATCTATAGACAAAAGATCGAATTCGAGTTGGAGTTCCACAAACAAACATTTTTTACGGACACCACTGACACTTTACAATTACCGTCATTCAACCTCATCACGGAAGAGATTACCGTGACTGCAGAAGAGCGAAAGTTTTTAGCGACGCAGAGACAGATCTTAACAACTGACATTGTTCGAAGACATCCAAGTATAGTGAGTGATATAGGAATAGATACCATAAGAAATAATTTGGTACCCAACATTCCAGTCAAATGTATTCATTGGTTCTTGAGAAACACAACCTTCGAAAATGAAGATGAAGCCAAGGGTGATCCCGTTCCAGGATCTGAAGAAGAGTTTTTGTGTCAAAATAGATTTAACTTTTCATCGAATGTCAGTTTCGATGATATTCAAACATTTTTCGACCCAATCATGGAGAGTGCGAGCTTCTTCGTCAATGGAAACAAGTTACCGAATGTGACTAAGACTACACACAATTATTTCAAATATCTGGTACCATTTCAAAAAAGGTTGGCTAGGCCCTTCAGAAATATCTATACATACAGTTTCTCGATGAATCCGATTAATGTGGAGCCATCGGGGAACTTGGATTTCAGTCAGATACAGTCTGAAAAGACACTCATAGAAGTTAAAATGGATACCAATAAAGTTGACATAGTGTCAAACACATTTTCATTAAACATGTATTACACTGGGTACCAAACTTTTGTTTTCGACAAGGGATTTATGTCGCTTGCTTACTAAATAGGGTGTCTTTATTGTCACAGATATAATCTATGATATTATTCTTGATACACCATTTGATAAAGTTTAATTGAGCTAGTGTGGTATGTATTTCATGCACTGTACCAGGTACAATGTAGATAATTTTTTTGGCGCGACAGAACGGATCAAATAGTTGTTTGCTGTAACCGTTCAGGCTTGACTTATAAGCACAGTGCACCGTGAAAAGTTTACCGTCACGTGTTTCATAAGAAGTGTGATTCTTCTTTGCGTAATTTGTAATAAACCATTCCAAATTTCGGAGAGAAATACCACTCGACTTGTCTAAAATGTTCAAAAGTGTAGTCTTATTCTTATCATCACTATAGAAGTTGTTTATTGAGTTTAGCAGAATGTCGTTTTTGTTCATTACAATATTAGATGCCCAAATCTATAAGCTCGTTAGAAGATTCACAACCCGGACACCCTCTCACAAACATTTGTTCTGGACCGTGGTTATGAAGACTTGAACTAGAAAATGTTTTTTGGGTAATACGCTTCCCTTGAGTTTTGTGGTGCTTACAATATCCATTTTCGGCAGCCTTAAAACCACAACGATGACCGTTAGATTTTGTACCTTTGCATGTTGTACTAGTGTAACTCTCAGGGATATCCCTCAATAGTAGATCAAGTGAAATACCATACTTTTTAGAAATATTAGATGCATATTCATTGATGATCACACCTACCCTGTCTTCTAGTTCATCATCGACAAGTTTTGTAATTCTTTCAATCAGACTCATTCTTGTTAATAGTTGGTTCGTAATTTTTAAATAGGTCTTCAACAGATTCTTCTTTTTTCGTTCTCATCTCCTTAAGCCTTGCTCTCAAAATGGCTAGAGTGCCACTCTCATCTAAACCATGACGTTTACATTCTGAAACAAGTTCATCTTTCTTCATACCACTCAAGGATGGCAACTTCGGTGGTTTTACCGGCTTGTGTTGATTAATGATATCCCCAAAAATTTCCTCCTTCACATTCTCATATAGAGGGTCGAGGAGGTCACATACCGGGTTGAGAAACTTGTTCATGAAATAATAGTGATAATCAACGGGTACACCATTCTCTTCAACATACTTTGGATCTTCGGCCTTTTCAAACGCCTTAGCTTTTAAGTTCTCTGTCTTTGTGAGAAGATATGGAACTCTGTCACCCGATTGAGGTTCAGAACCAGGCTTTCGCTCACGCATCTTTGTAACAACTTGCACATGGGATTGGTTGATATTGACACTTTCGGGACTCGTAACAGATACAGATTTACCTCCAACTTTATAAGAATCAGATAGACCCTGACTCAAAATAAGCTTCTGATTTGGTACATCACCCGAAAGAAGCTCAATGGCTCTCTCCTTAGCGAGCTCCTTGGGTGGTCCTGGATCGTTGGATGTTAGCACTACATCGAGAAGCTCTTTGCACACTTCCCGTACATGGGGAGTATTATCGCGACGCACAACCTGAAGACCCTTAATATCAATGTAGTCCATATGCATTTTACCATCCTTACCCTGTGTCCAAAGCTTAGCGGCATACCTCTTTTTAGAGTAAAGGAAATATGGCCAGTACACCTTCTCAAGTTCCAAATTGTTGGGCTTCTTGAAGAGAGCCGAGCACTCCTCTGCAGCCCTTTCACCCACCTCCCAACTATAGGCGATGGCCTCTTCACCCTTGCGATCGCCAACGTCAAACTCAACCATAACTGAATCGGTGTCACCGTACCTTACCTTTGCACCAGGGAAGTTCTTCTCCACATAGTTCTTCGTCTCCTCAATCATTGAACGACCCTTTGAAGTCGTCGTAGAA